GATGAACTGGGTCAGCATGGCGAACATGCGGAACTGGTTGACCAGGTCCGGCATGGCCAGCGTGTCCAGGCGGTTGCGGTTGTCGGCGTTGCGCTCCACAATCAGGGAGGCCTTGAAGTCGTCGACGTTCTCGACAAGCCCCTCGAGCTCAAGTTCAAGCGCAAGAACGAGCAGCTCATCCGCGATGATGGACGGGGTGACGATGGCCTGGCCGGGGCCGAAGCGGGTGCCGTCGTCCGCCAACTTGTGGCGACCGTACTTCTGGGTGATGCGCGCGCGCACGGCATAGCGCCAGTAGCCCAGGGTGGCCGGGGTCTGGATGTCCAGGTAGCTGGGGTCCGGCAGCCCGTAGGCGTTCAGGCGGTAGAAGGTGATCTCGCGCTCGATGCAGCACTTGCCGGCGGCGTTCACGGTGTAGGTGGCAATGCCGTCGTAAAGCAGCAGGTTGCGCTCATCATCCTGCCAGCGGTCCTTGACCGCCGGGGGCAGGCAGGAGGGCAGCTCCAGGGTCTGGAGCGGCCTGGCCGGGTCGATGGACAGGCTTCCGGTGGCCACCATGGCGTAGTCGGTGGCGAAGATCCACGGCGGCGTGGGCGACGCGCCAGTGCCCATGCCGGTGCCGAGCTGGCTGTTGCGCGTGAGGCCGAAGGTGCTGGTGGCGCCCAGGGTGCCGCGCATGGCGGCATAGGCCAGGCCCTCTTTCTGACGCATGGGGCCCCAGCGCTCCAGGAGTTCGGCATCGAGCGCGTCCAGATTGGCCGTGTCGGTGTAGGGCATGACGATGCTGCGCCACCACTCGTCGCCCATCACCGCGATGGCGTCGGTGACGTCCGGGTTGGCGGCCCCGCCGGTCAGGGCGGTGATGGTGGCGGTGACGCCGGCGGGCAGGGCCTCGCCGCTGTAGTAGTTCAGCCGCAGGTCGATGTCGTTGCCGGTGAGGCCCTTCCAGCGGCAGGTGAGATCCACCTGGGCGGGGGTGACGCCGTTCACCTCCGCGATCACGGGTTGCGTGGCCTCGGCGTTGATGGCCGCCACCAGGGCCGTGGCCATGGCTGCGGCGGTGTCGCCCGCCGTCACGGCGATGCGCACGCGGATGCCCGCGATGTAGAGGCTCAGCACGCCGGAGGCGGTGGCCGGGCCGGTGAGCAGAATGCTGCCCGCGGCGGCCACGCCAGCCGCGTCGTCCTCCATGGGGATGGCCCAAGTCTCCAGCCAGCGGTCCGCCTTCTTGGCGGCGCGGAACATGGCGGCGAGCATGGATCCCTGTCCGAACAGGGCCTCGGCCTCGGCGGCGGAGGTGATGCGCACCGGGACCAGAGCCTCGGCGGTACCGGCGGCCAGCATCTGGCCCAGCAGGAGCACCTTGTACTGGATGCCGGGCGTGCCCTTCACCGCCTTGGAGTTGTCGAATTCGACAAAGGCCAGCGGGATGCGCACGGCCTCGGGGATGTTGTTGAAGCTGATGGCCATGGGCTACTCCTGGGGCTTGGGTTTGGCAGCCTTCGCAGGCTTGCCTTCGACGACGTCGCCCTCTGCGAGACGGCGCTTCCAGAAAGGCGTCACCTCGACGGGACGGCCCTCGGCGGGCAGTGCCTCAAGGCTTTTGGGATCGCGCACGGTGCGTCCGGGCGCGGGGACCAGGTACTTGGTTGCAGGCATGAGGCTACTCCTCTCCGCTGGGCAGGGTGACATCGTCCACGGCGACTGGCGCGCCCTTCGCCAGCTCCGTCTCCATGTGGTAGTGCAGGAACCAGTCGAGGCCATCCTCGGATCCGGTGACGCTCGTCCTGGCCACGGTGGCGCGCTGGCGCCAGGCCACGCCCCACATGGCCACGCCAGCCTGATCCAGGGTTGCGGAAAACAGGTTGTCGCAGCGGATGTCCTCGGGGGTTTTCTCGGCCGCACCGCCCCAGACATTGCCGGGAACGATCTTGGCCATGGCCTCCATCATCCCCAGGGCGGCCAGATCGCGGGGCAGTGCCGTAGCGTCCTTGCACACCACGATGGCCAGGATCTGGCAGGTGGCGCTCACCTCGCCGCAGCTTTCGGAAATGTCGGCCAGACCGAGCACGGCCACGAACACGGCCGGGGCCTGGGCGCTGATGCGCTTCAGTTCGGCCGCGTCGAAGCGACCGGCGTGGGCTTCCACCTTCACGGTCTTGCCCGCGAGCTTGGGCAGGCGGGCCTTGAGCTCGGCGACAACGGACTCGCGCAACGCCAGCACGCTCATTTGAGGTCTCCCAGGAGGCCATCGGCCCAGTCGTCCACTACGGACAGGATCTCCGTCTCATCCGCCGGAGACACGCCCAGGTACGGCCTGGCCGGGATGGGCATGCCCACCTCGGCCCCGCCGAACTGATGCACCGCGGCGTAGACCAGGTTGCTGCCGACCTCCACTTCATGCCCGCGCACCTCGGCGCGCAGCGAGTCCAGCAGACCGCCCTCGGCGGAAAGCAGGCTCTGGCCGCCATGCCTGGTCTCGGCATAGGCCGGGCTCCAGTCCCGCCAGGGAAGATCATCCGGGCCGCGCTTGTCGGACTGGATGCGCCGGCGGGCCGAGGATTCCAGCACGGCCCCAGCATTCTCCAAAAGCTGGTGACGCTCGGCCTTGGTCAGCCTGGTCATGCGCGCCTCAAGTCGGCCCAGGGCCGAAAGGTCGGTGTGCAGTGCCAGGCCGCTCACATGATCCTCCGGCGACGGTCAAAGGCGCGGGACTTGCCCGAGACAAGGCCGGGGACTGCCGGGCTGGAGGAGGCCGGTTCCTGTTGAGGCGGCAGCCCCAGGGCGACATCCCCGGAGGCTGCTCGCTTCAACCAGGCCACCGCGTCCTCGTACCGCTGGCGGCGTTCTTCGGTGAGCCCCGCGCCGTATTCGCTGGTGATGCGGTACACGGCCATGTCGCACGCCAGGCGCACGAGCACGGCCGGGACCGTCGCCAGGGGCAGGTTGTAGCGACCGGCCAGGTAGGAGTCGATCTCGGCGGTGGCGTCGGTCAGGGCCCGCTCCACGAGCTCGGCATCGGCAACGCCGTCGCCGTCGCGGTCGGCGAGGATGACCAGGGCCTCCTCGCCGCCGAGACGCTTCTCCAGTTCCTGGGCGGTCGCGTACATGGACTACTCCGAAAGGCTGCGGGCAATGGCCAGCAGCTCGTCCTTCTTGGCCTTGGGGTCGAAGCTCGCGCCCTTCTCGGTGAGCAGCGCGACGAGCTTGTCCTTGGTCATGGCCTCCAGGGGATCCTTCGCGGAGACCTCCTGGACCACGAGCATGGGCTCGGCCCTGAGGATCTCCAGCTCCTTCTCGGTGAAGGTGCCGTCAGGATGCTCCACGGGGCTGGCCGGGTGGGCCATGCCGCAGCGGCGGAAGCCGTCCTTCTTGGCGGTGATGGTCACGGGCATGTTGCTCGCCTCCTGTTACTGGCCGGCGCCGGTGGAACCCCAGGCGAGCTGCCAGAGGCCGTAGCCGCCGGCGGCGCGGGCCTCGGCCCCGAACTTGTACTCGGCCCGGCTGAACACGTTGTCGGACTCCATGGTGGTCTGCTGGACGAAGACCGGAGCCTTGCGCTCCTGGTAGATGAACGGCTTCACCGGCTTGGTGGTGTCCAGCAGGAACCAGGAAGTGTCGGAGGTCAGCCAGTTGGCGACGACCACCTTGGCGGTGCCCTTGTAGGGGTTGGGCTTGCCGTCTTCCAGACGGTCCACGGTCACGAGGGCGTTGCCAGTGTCCTCCAGGGCCGGGGGAAGCAGGAGCACGGTGGGGGTGCAGTTCAAGGGACGGCCGTCGTCGTCCTTGAACTTCCTCATGGCCGTGCGCGCCGCGCCGTAGCTGGCCTGTGCCGCCGCCAGGGTGGCGCAGGACAGGGCAACGGTGCCGCGGTTGCTCACGCTCGCGCCGGCCACGAGGTGGTCATCGTCGAAGAAGTACTGGCCGTCGTAGCAGCGCGAGGTGAAACCCTGGTTGACCAGCTCGAAGACGATCTCGTCCGGGAGCTGCTTGGCGGAGAACGCCGCCGACTGCGCCTGGGGACCGTAGATGCCCAGGTTGTCGTCCTCGATGTCGTTGCGCCGCACCGCGACGGTGGCTTCCCAGTCGTCGTTGACGATGGTGTACTTGAAGGCTGCCAGGGCCTTGACGATCTTGTCGCCCAGCCACTTCTTCATGCGCGGGAAGTTGGCCAGCCAGGCGTAGTCGTTCTCCCGGGTGGTGGAGGGCACCTTCATGGCGACCTCCTGCCAGAGGGAGGGGGCAGCCGCGAAGGCGTTGTTGAAGGTGGTCTTGAGGCCCATGAAAAGGGCCGACAGGCTCGCTCCGTTGATGATCATGGGGCCTCCTAGAAGGTGATCTCGACCATGACCATGGCCGAGACGGTAGCGGTGTTGGTGCCGCCCACGGTCAGGGCAACGCCCTGCCCGGCGGTGACGGTGTTGGCGGCGGTGGGGGTGGCCGTGTCGATGTCACCGGCCGCCGAGCCAGCCTGGGTGATGGTCAGCGCCCCATTGGTGATGGGCGTGCCGCCAATGGACGGGGTGATGGTGGCGTCTCCCGCCACGAGCGCGCCCTCAAGCACGCTGGTCAGCTTGGTGATGGTGCCGGCCACGGGCGAGGTGAAGCGATAGACCGCGGCATCCTCGGCCTTCAGGTCGGCCACGGGCACCGAGAGGTAGACCTTGTTCACGCCGATCAGGGCGCGGTCGCGGGCCGGGCTGATGGCGTCGGGCAATCCGGCGGCGCCCAGGTTCACCCAGACGCCCTGGGCGTCCACGTTTTCAATGCGGCCGGCCCTGGAGCGGGCCGCGGCGCCGACGCCGACATGGCCGTCGGTCTTCGCCACGGTGGTGTCGTCCACGATGAAGGCGTCGTTGCCCACGTCGGCGAGGGTGATGGCGTCGGCGTTGGAGGAGTTGTCGAAGCGGAAGCAGCCGCGGCGAACCTTGACCGTCAGGTCGCCGTCCTGGCCGTCGCTGTTGTCCTTGTACTCCTCGAAGCGGCCGACGCAGACCAGGCCGGTCGCGGCGGTGCCAGGCTCGCAGGTGCCGTCGTTCAGCACGGCGATGCCGCCGGCGTAGCACTTCACCCCGGCGGAGACCGGGTACACGAACTCCACGCCAGCGATCTGGTGGGTGTCGCGGTCAGCGGTAAGGGGAGCCATCTACTTTGCCTCCTTGCTGATGGTCTTGGCGTAGTCTGCGGGCTCGATGCCCAGGTCGCGGCACACGGCCAGCTCGATGTCCGTGAGCTTGGGCGCGCCGTCCTGTCCGACATCACGCCTGGCCGCCTTGTCGTCCCCGATGACCGGAGCCGAGGTCAGGAACTTCTTGAACTCGTCCACGCCGCCCTGCTGGCGACAGGCGGCCAGGTAGAAGTCCTTGCTGGCCGGAGCGACCTTGCCGTCCTTCACGGCCTGGTCCACCAGCGCCGTGATCTCGGACTCGGCCTTGGCCGCTTCCTGATCCTTGAGCTTGGTCTCCAGGTTGGCGGCCTTTGCCAAGGCCTGGTCATAGTCCGCCCGCGGAACGACCTTGGTGATGTCCAGGGTCGTCGCCTTCAGGCTGTTGACCGCCAGGGCCACGCCGTCCGGCGAGGCGTCGTCGGCCAGGCCCAGGGCGCGGCACACGGCCGTCGGCACGGCCGGGGTCTTTTCCGCCTTGACCTTGAGGCTGTTCACGGCCGTGACGATCTGGTCGGCGGTGGATCCGTCGTCCAGCCCCAAGGCCTTCGCAACGATCTTCAAAGGCATGTGGTCCTCCTGGTTGGAGTGTTTGTCCTCGCGGTTGAGGGCCGCGAGTCGCAGGTTCGGGGAATTGGTCAGGCCTGCGGAGACGATCTCCACAATCCGGCCAGTGTCCTTCTCGTAGGTGAAGACAGGGGAAAGGTAGCGGTACA